CTTGATATGTAACGGAGTTACGGCTGTCCTTTCGTTGACCTTGGTTAGCCGGATGGTTAGGGCTAAGCACACTTATGGAGGGCCTAGGCCGTGGCACTCCAACAGAATTAACCGTGTTTAACGAGTCTATGTGAGCGAGGTACGGGTCTACGCTTCGTGTCCTAGGCATTGTCTATCCTCCTTAGTTGATAGTCCTACATCCCCGCCCGTCAGTGACGAGCGAAGGATAGGGCTAGTCTTGCAAGCGCGACAAGGCCGCTTCAAGGGCCTTAATGTCTCTTGCTTGCTTTTCCAGTAGTTTTTCCTCGTATGACTTACCTAATTTAACCACAAACTTGAATCCATAGACGGAATTGAGTCCATAGGACCTGGATAAGTGCGTCTTGCCAGGTCTAGCCGCCCGCTAGCGACGACCTGGAAAGCCGGTATGGTCTCCACCGCTTCCGCAAACGGGCTCTGCGACGGAATCTCTCTGTTCCAGTGGCTAAGTGATTCGTGTTCCTGGTATTCTACCCAGTTTGTAAACTCCTCGCCACAATACACGCATTTATTCATGATTAGCCTTTCTCTTTCGTGATACTTGAACACCTCATCTACAAGGCGCAGGAAGGCACTTGGCGTGCCTCACAAGCTCCCCTACCCTCACCCATTGCCAGGAAGTCAATTTCTGGAAATCAACGCCCTTGGCGCAAAGGAAGCAACGTTGTACCCAGGGTCTGCCATCTGCCGTCAGCGTGGGCTTGAGGACGTAAGGATCGTTTTTACTAAGCCCCGTTAAAACCATCTTAGTAGTCCTTTCTCTTTCAGTCCCTGCAGCGTCAATGTCGGCTTTCCGGCCAACGGCCCCGTTGGATACCCTTCCAAGGCCGGACTGAGCACGTTCCACATGCGCGAATCAATCCCGTACTTGTCGCCCCATTCCATCTTTCCGATATATTGTAGCTTAACGTTTTTCATGGTGTCCTCCTTGCCGTTTAAAGCGGCCCGTATCTCCTGACGCTCCCTACTCGTGGTCAGTGCCCGCAAGCCTTTGTTTGTTATCTCTCTCATGCCCTCTTATACCTCCTAAACGGCAAGGCCGCAAGGCCTATTTTTCCGTGTCAACTTTTGTTAAATCTCTGGGTGCAATCTCTTCGATATCTACAGCGTATAAGTTGCCGTCGATTTCCTTCACGTACATGTCACCTACCGCATCAGGTAGGCCTCAGCTATCACGGCGTACATCGGTCCCCGCTCATGCGTATAGTGTGGGTTTGCTTGAGGGTGGTACCACGCGTTAGCTTCCATACAATTCGTCACCCAGATGTTGCGCCGATGTTCAGTCATGCGCAGCTTCTATTTGCTCGATCAATGCCAACACTGGCAAGTATTGGCCGTCGCGGGGTAGGTTCCTCAGCACTTCGAGCGTCCGCAAGCGCACCTCGTCGAACCCTACGCAGTACAACGCGCCTCTGAAATCCTTTACCAGCATAGCGCCTAAGTGAGTGACGGGCACGCGGTCAAAGGCCCTGTAGAATAACCAGTCATTGAATCGACTTCTTAGCCATATGAACAGATTAAACATGCGTTATCCCCTTTCTATGTCCGCATCAGGCGCGGGATGCGGCGTGTCCTGGCAGTTAGCGTTATTGCAGAGCGGGTGGATCGCATGCCCGCACCGCTCGCACGCATCCTTTAACGTCGGGCCAATTCCGGCCCGTCGCTTACGCAACGTCTTAGGCAGACGGATTATATGGTGCAAGCCCTCGTTAGTCATGCCCTCTTATAGCCCCAAAACACCCCATTGTCAATGGGTCCTTTGGCTAATTATCTTTCGTCATGAGGATTTATTGTCTTTACGCATCATTATTGCCATTCTTGTCGTATGAACGGGCATAGGTGTAAGAGGACGGACAACCTTTCGAGCGTAAAGCGAGGCTGTAAGGCAAGGCGTCGAAACGCCGAGCCGAGAGCGAACGGGGATGAAATCCCTAAGTTCGCGTAACCTGTCACCTCATCAACATGGGGCTATACCCAAAGACCGTTAGTAGCAATCGCATTGTGCGGTAGCCAATGCTTATAATGTGGCATGTTAAGATTTGTTAACGAAATGCTCATTTGTCGTGTTATTAATGTGTTTCATTGTTTTTTGTCATAAGGCCGTGATATATTGCAGAGGAGGGTCACGATTTGTCATATCGCCATCCTTTAGTTAAGCATGGCTTTGTCAGGGCTGTAAAGGCCTATTCTTAACATACCTTAACACCAAAATAATATCACCATCACCTCACATACTCGTGATATAACGGAGAGATTTCATTATGGGCCGTCCCTTGGGTTCCAAGAACCGTAAGAGTCTTTGGCTCCTGCAATCACTTGCCGCTAATGGCTATGACTATGAGCGGCTCCTGGTCAAGTTCCTGGACGGGGCCGCCAAGGGCAACCAACGCTACTACGCCATGGCACAGCTATTAGTCAAGATGATACCGTACCTGGCGAACATGCCAAAGACCGACATGGGCACGTTGCAGATAGAGACGCTGGTGATTAACAGGCTAGAGCATCCGGCAGTGCCACAATCAATAGATACCACTGCGGAGGGTTACCCTCCACTCACGGATGGTGACCATCCCGAATCCTCACAGAAAAAGCAAAGTTAATTGACAATTTTGTATTGAGTTAACAATAGTTTATATGGTTAAGCTTTGTTAACTTAATGTTAACCTGGGTAGGGGGAGCCTCTTGGGTACGGAACGCTAGGGTTAGGCGAAATACCGTGACAGCTACAAATCGCCCAATTGACCCTATGTGAATAAGCTCTATAAATCAATATGGATTGTGATATCCCCACTCAGCTGTTTGTTTTATTCATCCTACTCAGTGCGGTTTACGTCGCCATCTATAGCTGTTTTGATAAGTGACAGATGGCGATCGAAAGGCGCACTTTAGGCAGGGTCAATTTTTAAAAAATCACCAAAAACCAAGGAGATTCAGATGACCGACAACTTCAACCCAATATCATCCTCTTTCACCCCGCAGCCGTGCCCGTCCTGCGGCCACTGCCCGACGTGTGGCAGGGGCCCTTCATGGCCCGTCCAGTATTACGGCCCGTGGTGTAGTTGGAACCAGCCGGTCTTGACTGTCAACTCCACACCCAGTGATGGCGCCTTCGTCCAAGGCGTCACGTGGACCGATGGCTCCACGGCGGGTAATGCGTGATGTGGCCTTTCGATGAGCCTCAAAGCCAGATACCGGCAGAACTATCAGTTCCGAGACTAGGAACACAGCCACTTGGAGACCCCAAGGACCTGAAGATATCGGAGCTAGAGGGCCGCATCCTGGGTCTAGAGGTGGCCGTCATAGAGGTGTGCAAGGCCATAAAGCTGCATCAGGACGTGTGCAACTACAATTTCGTCAACTTGGAGACCGGCCTGACCACTCTGGCCCAGTTGTGCTTCAAACCCAGGACTCACATTATGGGGGAGAGCCAGGACAAGAACTGAGATGGTCGACCAAGAGTCGCGCCAGACTGAATTCACGCCGCACGAGGCACAGCAGCAGATTCTGGATTCCGAGGCTGAGCAGATACTGGCCGTCGCTGGGCACAGGTCTGGCAAGACCTCCGTCGGGGCTGTGTGGCTCATCCGCGAGATAGCCGCCGACATCAAGGCAGGCGTCAAGTCCGACTACCTGATCCTCGGACCAACATACCGAATTTTGAACCAGTCCACCTTGAGGACCTTATTCACGTACTGGCCGAGGGGGTTGGGGACCTACAAGAAGCAGGACAGTATCATCGAGCTGGCGAACGGCGGCGTCGTGTGGATACGCTCCGCTGACAAGCCGGATGCAGTTGAGGGCTTGTTCGCGCGGCGCTGCTGGATGGATGAGGCCGCGCTCTGTAATGAAACGACCTATGACAAGGTCTGCCAGCGCCTAGTCCAGAAGCAAGGCCAGCCGCATGGCCGCCTCCTGATGACAACGACGCCCTATGGCAGCCCAGCGAGCTGGATGAACATCCGCCTGATTGAGCAGCGGAAGTTCCTACCCTGGCTATTTTTTATCAATTTCTCGATGGCTGATAACCCATACATCGACCGCTCAATTTACGACCGCGCGAAAGCCACGATGAACGAGTCCATATTCCAACGGGACTTCGAGGGCCGGTTCGTGCAGATCGAGGGCCTGATCTACCCAGAGTTCAGCAGGGCCGACCATATCTGCGAGCCGTTCGAGATTCCAAGCCACTGGCCGAAGTGGGCGGGCCTGGACTATGGGTGGTCTGACCCCACGTCTGTCCTTGGGATCACGTATGACCCAGAAGGCAAGAAGTTCTACATCTACACCCAGTTTTACAAGAACCGCCAACTGGCTGAGAAGATCGGCCTATATCTGAACTCCCACCAGTTTCGGTATACGCTCTGGGACCCAGCCGCTGTGGCCGTCATGAACGAAGTGCGCTCCGTGTGCAAGCTCAACATGATACAGGCGGACCACTCGGTCGACATCGGCATCCAGCGCATCACTAAGCTGCTGAAGGAGAAGCGGATAGCATTCTTCGACACGTGCGAGGACCTGGTTCGTGAGATGGAGGGGTACTGCTATGACAAGAACGGCTCTACTAAACCTGCTCATGACAACTCTCATAGTCCCGACGCTCTTCGCTATGGTTTCTCTAAGAACCTCGCCGGAGTGTATGACCTGGTTAGGGTGGGTGGTGTTTCAAGAAAGAGAGCGAGCGAAGCGAGGTTTGACCCCCTCGAGATTTACGGGAAGCCAAACAAGAACAAGAGAAAAGCGGCACGACAGACGAACGAGCTCCTTCCATACGAGTCGTTCACTAATTTAACAGAGGACTAAGAATGGACCTGACCGAGAACAAGGATCAACTGCAAGAGATCGAGGACCGAGAGGGCTCGGAACAGATCGATCAGATGCAGGACGACAGTCCCATTCAGAT